TCAGCCCGCCTTTAACGTTCTCGGCGGATTTGCGCCCGAAATATCTGAAGCATTGTGTGCCCAGATTGTGACCGCGTCCGCATGTTCAGCCAGATGGTCCGGCGCGAGGTGGGCGTACCGCAGCACCATCTCGTATTTCGACCAGCCGCCGAGCTCCATCAGCCGGTTGAGCGGCGTACCTCCCTGAACGTGCCAGCTTGCCCAGGTGTGGCGCACATCATGGAACCGAAACTTCTCGATCCCCGCCCGCTCACAGCATCGATTCCACTGCTCCAAATCCCACTTCAAGGCCGGCTCGCCGCGGCGGGTGAAAACGTACCGCTCGTGCTTGCCGATCTGGCGCCGGATCGCGGCGACTGCTTCGCCATTCAGCGGCACACCGATCGGCTTACGAGCCTTTGCCTGGTCGGGATGAATCCAGGCCCTGCGCTTGACCAGATCGACCTGCGTCCATTCCAGACCAAGAATGTTCGCCTGCCGCAGCCCCGTCGCGAACCCGAAAATCGTCACGTCCCGCATCCAGTCGGTCCGCATCGAGGACAGCAGCCGCTGTGCCTCGTCACGGGTGATCCAGCGGATACGCTTCGGGCCGGTCTTCAGTTCCGTGAGCTTCGGTACTGCGTCGATCCACTCCCACTCATGCATCGCGGTGTTGAACAGCGCGCGCATTGAAGCGATGTAGCGATTCTTCGTCGAATTCGAGATCGGCGTGACTTCCTTGCTCTTGGCGCTGGCTTGCGGCAGCGCCTGCATGATCTCGTCGCGCGTGATCGTGTCGAGCTGGCGTCCGGCGAAGAAGTTGCGGAAATGTCGCATGTGGATTGCCTTGTTCGTGTAATCCACGGTGCCCGCATGATCGGTCAGAAACCGCAGCGCCGCCTCGTCAAAGGTGCGCGGCTGCTTCTCGCCGAGCCGTGACACGCGCCACAGTTCCGCCTTCAGCTTGTCGTGGAGTTCCTCCGCCTCCTTCCGGTTGGTAGTCCCAGTAGATTGTCTAAAGCGGCCGCCGCCTGGCTTGCGGATGTCGATATGCCAGACGTCGGAGCCATTGCGCTTTCGGATAGACATGCCTGCTTCTCCAGTTCCGTCTGCGCCGGTCGAGGCTGATTGTACTCGCCGGCGCGCTCCTTCAATGTGTGGGGCCAGACGCGCCATGCAGCACCTACCCGGAAGAACCCCAACTGCTCTTTGTATGCGTACACGGTCCCATACGAGACCCGGAGCAGTTGGGCCGCCTCCTTGATGCTGAGCGCGCGATCACCAATGATTGCGATCGCCGACATGGTCACTCCTTCGGCTCAGCGCCGCGCATCAGATCCCGCAAGCTGTCCGCCGGCACGCCCATGGCGCGATTGCCGTATCGGACCAACTTGACTCTTCCTTCCTTCGCCCAGCGATAAACTGTCCAGCGGCTTACGCCGAGCAGCTCCGCAACCTTGTCGACGCGGTAGTGTTGCTGGATGCCGCTCATGCCTCCTCCTTCAGCCGCATCTGGAAGCGGCACCCGATAAAGGGATGGGTGTAGAGCGTTTCGGTCACAGCCTGACATTCCGACACAAAACGCTTGAACACATTGTTGACGTCCTTGACCCAGAACACCTGATAGGTAGCTCCATCGGCCTCTTCGCGGGCATTTCGGACGATGCCAGCCGGCTTCGGCGCGTACGGGGTCTGCCGTATCACTTCATCGACGATCAGGCCCGATAGCCCGTATTTCTCGTTGATGCGGCGGCGGATTTTGGTGATTGGCTCTGCGTTGGTAGGGCAGATGGCCAGTATCTGCGTCTTTTGCTCGACCTCTTCGATGCGCGATTCGATACGCGCGACCGTTTCAGCCTGCTCCAACTGGCGACGCTCGAGGTCCGCCATCAACTGAGCACTTTGCAGGAACATCTGAGCCTGACTAAGTGGCTTCGAGCGCAACTGTTCGGCCATTTCCCAAAACTGTTTGACAAGCCGCTTCTTGAACGCCCTGACGACTTCGCTGTTGCGCATGTACGTGAGCAGCAAGGTCGATTGCTGCTCATTGAGCACTGCATATTCGGAGTCGCCGCCGCCGTGCTGACCGACAGATCTTGGTTGGATTTCAAATCTGACCAAGCCGAACTCGGTCAGATCGCCTTCGTACGTGCGCACCAGCTTGATAACGCTCGCATGCTCGTTCTCGGTGCCGTCTGCGATGGCTAGCGTCGTCGTCACCGCGCTGCCGTCTCTAACAATCACGATTTCGTTCATCATTCCCCCTTGGCGCGGTGGCGACGGATGGCGCTCTGCAAGCGCCGGCTGGCGTTGTAACGGATACGCTTGGCGCGTTGCAGCGCCGCGCGCTCGGCGGATGTCTTATTGGCGAGTTCTTCCCATTCCTTGGTGCCGTGCTCGATGTAATCGTTGAAGCCCATTTCCGCCTTGCTTACCGCGCACGCGTCGAAAAGATCGTTGCGGGCGGCGCGGACGGCGCCATCGGCGTCGTGATATTCGATGGCGCGCTGGGCGATCGCGATCATGCTCAGGCGTTCTTCAGTTTGTTGTGCGTTCATGTGACACCTGTCAATGAAGTACCGGGTTTTCGCCTGTCAGGAAGCTGGACACCTCGGGTTCGGTGAAGCACTGCATCAGCAACGTTGCGCAGACGCCAGCGATCACGTTGCCCACTTCCTCGGGAATGTCCGCCATACCCTCGCCGAGCGCTCCGAGAAGGCACATTGCGGTCTCACGCCCATTCATCACAACGCCTTGCTGAATGAACACCTGCATCGCATTCCGGATGACAGTGCATGCCTTGTCGTAATGAGGCATTTCCATATCAAGCGGATTGTTGAAATTTGATTTGCTCACGCCTCACCCCAGTATGCGAACGGATTGCGATGGTCCGGGCTTGTCTCGTCAAGCCATCCATTGAATCGCGCCAGGTCAATCTGCACGCTCGATCCTGAAGAGTGCCAAAGGCCGGTGCGAATCTTCCGTCTTCCAACGCGGTCAATGACGACTGCCCGCATGCGCTCTGTTTCGTCGTGCTCCACGGTCGCGTGGAAGCGCGGCAGGATAAGCAGGACGGCACGATCGAACTCTGGACTGACGATCCGCGCACGGGTGTTCCCATCGGCGTCCAGCAGTTCCGACGTGAATCCGTTCAGGGAAAACGCGCTGCGCCAACCCGGCAAGAGCTTGAACTCACCGAAGGTGTCCCGCCGATTAAGGCGATAGCGTTCGATGCGCCATTCCTCGCACAACTGCGGGATGTGCGTGTCGCGACTGAGCACCCGGTCGCCGATCTGCGCGACCCGCGGTAAGGGCGTCATGTCAAACAGGACTTCAATGTCGACGTGACTCTTTTGATGGACCCGTTCGGGAGTCCGCTTTGTCCGGTATCGCTTATAAACAATCACGGTGTCAGGGAAAAGCGTCGACGACTCCGGCTCGAACGGATTCATCGGGCGCCGCTTGGGCAAGCGCTTGAAGAAGTTCATCTCAAACGCTCCCGTAATGCGATTTGAAGAATCCGAGGCCGACGCGGTCGTTCTGCAGGATCTCGGCGCAGACCTCCATATCGCGGGCGAGGCTGCGGAGACCCAACTGAAGGATCGTGAACGTGAGAGCAATGTCTGGCGAAACCTCGCCCATGGACTCCACGCAAAGGTCATGCAGCGCTGTAATAGCGTGAAACGACTGCTCGCAGCGGATTCCGACGGCTTTGACGTCTTCCGGCTTGACAGGGGAATCGTTCTTAGCCATGTGCCGCCCCCTGCTGCTTTTGATAGTTCGAGTAGCGTGACGCCGAGTCGCGCATCTCCTCCATCTGGTCGAAGATGTACTCGCCCAGGCATTCGGCGGCATTCAGCAGGTGCTGCATGGTCAAGACATCAAGCGGCTGCGCGCCGCTCATGCCGGGTTGACCCAAGCTGTTGTGAACGAGCCGAGCTATCACCTTGATGCCGTTCGCTGCGCGGGTGGTTTCAGCAATCCGATACGTATGGACCATGGAAAAGTCAGAATCACCGTCTGCAATCCATGTGTCACCCACGAGCGGGTGAGGCTGCGTGAATTCGGGCTCAGACACTTTTCACCCCCATCTGGCGCAGGCTGAACTCGGACTCCGAGCCGATGTTCACAAGCTCGCTGATGATGTTGATCTGATCGGCGATCGAGAACAGCAACTGGCCGACGTTGTATCCGTCCTCAAAGTTGCCGGCGCGCAGTTTTCCCGGCTCGGAATAGCTATCGTTTTGGACCAGGCAGCCGATGTTCGATACGGTCTCGCCGAGTTGCGAAGCCATAAAGCGTGCGGCCTCGGTGGCACGCGACAGGAACTTGAGCTCGTCGGCGTCCAGGCCTTCGGCACGCTCATAGAGGAAGCTGAGAACAGTGGATGGAGTGCACGGACCGAGCTTGCGTTCGGAAGGGCACTGAATTGCCGAGATTTCCTTGACTTGCTGCTGCACTGCATTAGAATCCGTCTTGATCATTTTGATTTACCTCTGCGGTATCCGACACGCGCTTGGCTGCCACCAATGCGCGTGTCACTTCAAGCTGCCAGTTCTTGGCAACCCCCTAAAAATCCCTTTTGTTCGAACCGCGAGCGTGCGTTTTCCCAACCGGGCTTAGGACTGCCAAGTTAATTGGTAACACCACGATCCGAGGGTTTCATGTGTTCTTGTCTGCGCTAGATCTACTCCTTGGTTAGTCCTGCAACGTCATGTGACTGAATATTGGTGGAAATCGTCTCTAACAACAACTAGCCGATCAGGATAAGAGCGATGGTCTGAATCCCAACCAACCGACGCTTGAATCTATCACAGCTAAAGTCGAGCCCCGAGCAAGTAAAGAAGACCGCGCTCTGGCCGTCCCACAGAAAAATGCTACAGCATAAAAGTGCGGCTTTTTCAATTGCGCGGCGTAATACCGGCCCAAATTTGGAAAACGCCTTATAAATCAATGGCACAGATATCCCGTACGCTGCCTTGTTGTTCTACCTTGATGATGAACATCTCGAAAAACGTGCCGCCGCAGCCGTGGAAAGTATCTTGCGCCATCGCATTGACCTCGAACTGTTTGAGATGCAATCTGAGCAAACGCGCGAATTCAGGTTTAGAACTTCATTCGACCTGGCTTGATGCCGTCTGCCAGCAGGTTTGCCGACATTCGGCAGATAATCGCATTCAGCAAACGATTGCTACGCGACTTCTTATGGAAGCGGAAGCCGGCCCAGCGCATGAACGGGGCGGCCAGGTAAGCGACGAGGCACTGCTGTTCATAGTGAACTCGGTAGAGAAGTCGCGCGGTGGCGCTGATAATCTTGGTCATGTCGCGCTCCTAGTAGCAGAGAAGGTCGCGAGCTGCTGACAGCGTTGCCGGGATGACTACGCGTTCCATGAACACGCGATCGGGATGGTCAACAGGGAGGTTAGTTCGAACGCACCAGCTTGATACGGTCAACGTGCCGTCGGCATTTTCCGTGGTCGGTGCTGCCGTATCGTGGTTGTCGATCCAGTGGATCAGTGTGGCGGTTGTCATGTTCCCTCGTGGCGTATCGTGCTGCTCTGAGGAACATATTAGTTGGTATGATATTAGTAGTCAACAGTAAAAATGATATTTCTGCTGTCAGGTCGGAAAAAACACCATCTTCGACTTCACGGTACCTAGGATCGTTGCGTCGTCTGGAAGGGCCGTAATCCGATCAGGCCACGCCGGGTTTAGGGCCTGCAGATAGAACTTTCCCGCCTCGCCGATGAGTTGGCGAAAACTTGGCTCGCTCTCCGCGCTTTCTTGCACCACCACATAAGACCCATTGATCGGAGGGACTTCGGGGTCGACAAGTATCAGTTCTCCTTTGTGGAACGATACGGGAGCAGTCTGGTTCCACATGCTGTCCCCGGGAACAACCAAGTAGAACGACTTTGGCGAAACGTCGATAGGTGCACCGTACCAGCGTTCCGCTTGGAACTGATCAGTGTTCTCGCCCGTTCTCAACCATTCCCCAACCTGGGTTAGGTCCAGAAGCGGATGCTTGATCGGAGAACCGGCAGTCGTGCCGGCTGCGATCTGTGGCTCGGCCGCTCTGTTCGGCATCGCCACGATAGCTGCACTCCTTCCCAGCGACGGCAATCCGCGCTTTTCTCTCCACTCGGCGTACTCCTCCGAAGCCGAAGCTACGCGGTCCGTCAGGTGTTTCGCCTGTTGGGCAATTGACGGGCTGATGCGTCCGATAGGGCAACCGAGGAGTTCCGCAAACTTGCTTGCCGCACGGAAATTCAGTGGGATCGTGCCCTTCAGGTATTGACTCACCGCGCTCTGGCCGACGCCGAGCATGCTGGCTGCCTCAGCTTGGGAGGATGGCAGACCGAGCGCTTGCCGTCTCATTTGCCACTCCAGAAAGAGCGCTTGTAGACGGCGGGCGTCGTCGGCCTGATGGCGGTTTTGAGGTTTCGGTGTCATGGCTCGGGATAATATCAGTGAAACTGGTAATGATCAATCATTTTTACTGTTGACGGCTGTTCAATTAGGATTTAGCATGTCTACTAATATTTACTGATAGGCGGACATGAACAAGGTTTCTGAGATACGAGCAGCGCTTTCAGTTTCGCAGCATGAACTGTCGAAAGCGATGCAGGTTGGCCAAAGCGCGATCTCTCAGTATGAGAACGATGGCTGCGATCCTTCTTTGGACGCAGCGAAGCGTTTGATCGAGTTCGCGAGTAGCCGCGGTCTCACGTTGACCTTGGATCAGGTCTACGCATTGGTGGACATCAACGCGCCGAAGTAAGAGAGGCTTAAACCCGGTTCTCCGAACACCGGGGCGTCGAGAAGCAGTACGGATCTGATCGTGTTTTCAGGGACAACCGCGTAGGGCGGTCGGATTCGTGAGAGTGGGGAACTAAGCGAAAGCCCCAGCCGTGGGAGTGGATAGCGGCGTCAGGAAGCATCACGCAACGAACGGATCCAGGCCGCGAGGTTGGGGTTATCCGGAGACGAGCACCCTGGCGTGTCAGCTCGGTCAGAGCGGCATCGGGTCTCCGAACGACGGGGGGCGAAAGTCTGACCAGCAGCGCATGAACGTCTCTCGATGAGCGCTGCCAGGCAAAGTACCGGATACCTAAGTTGGTCGCCTGAATCCTCTCGAGCCCTTCTCTTGTAGACGGGCTTGGGGGGAGTGTGCTCAGGGTGTCCATCCCCGTTTCCTAGTTAATCGATGGTAGCAAGGAGAGCAAGCGTGATCGTGACAGACGAGTGGCTGACTAAAAACATGACGCTGGCTGGCGGCTACACAAAACGTCAGCTAGCGCTTCTGAACGTGAGCTGGCCCCCTGCCAGGGGATGGAAACGGTGGGTGATCGGCAAGCCTGTGAATGAAGTGGCTGCGCGAGAGTTCGAATTGCTGGCTGGCGGAAAGGCTGATGACAGCGTAGTCGGACTGCACGACGCAGCCAAGGTCGACACCAGCGCTGATTTCGTGGTCTGGAGTGACGGCGCCTGTGATCCGAATCCTGGTGTGGGCGGCTGGGGCTGGCATCGATCGGACGGCGTGAGCGCATTCGGCGGCGAGCCTGACACGACAAACAACCGCATGGAAATGACCGCCATCCTCGAAGCGCTCAAGGCGCTGCCAGACGGCGCGCGAGTGATCCTGCACACGGACTCCCAATATTGCGTCAACGGTCTGACTGTCTGGTCGGCTGGTTGGGCGCGAAAGGACTGGCGGAAAAAAGGCGAGCCGATGCCGAATCGCGATCTCTGGCTGGCGCTGGATGCCGAGAAAAAGCGGGTGCGCGCCGAGTTCCGCTGGGTCCGTGGGCACAACGGCGACGCCGGCAACGAGAAGGCGGACCGCCTGGCCGTGATGGGCCGCGAAACGCTTGCGGTGGCCGCGTGAACGCTCGAGGCCGACTCCACCGCGCCGCGCCCGTAATCCGATTGCATGCGGTCCGCGCTGACGACCGCGTTGCTGATTCAGCAATTGCCGATTCGGCAACCCCCGTTGCTCATTCAGCAACCCCTCTGACGCATGACGCCTCTCCGTTGCGGACACGCGGCGGTGAACAGACCTGGCCGGGTAGAGGCGTCAGCCGTCAGAGCGCAAACACATTCCGGTTGTCATTCCGACAACTGTTGTCATTTCAACAACCTTATGGAAGGGGCGGCAAGGGCGCGCGCAAAATCGCTGCCTTGATGGCACGATTGGAGAAAAAAGACATTGCGATCAGGGGCTTAGTCGCGCGCGCAAATTCTCCGATTCGCTTCATCCCACCTCACGGCGGCAACCTAGCTAACGGCTATGAAGCGACGATTCTGCCTGACATTGCCTTGGAAGCCCCTTCGAAGACCCTTGGATGGCCAAAGGACGAAGGACTTTCGACCTTGGTAACAAGTCTGTCGACCAAAGGTGCAACGTTGCACGATAGGCGAGCCCCCGTGTGGACGGACCAGCATACACAGCGCTGTCTGCGTACAGATTCTGTGCGGCTTCAGCGACACGCTCTGTCACAGAACACGGATTCCGCGAAAACGCCGTCAGTCACCCGGACAGGCGCGTGACGTCCGTGGGACATCCGGTCGTGTCCCGCGGGACAAGTGTGGGACAGACATGGGACAGGCGCGTGACAGGTGTCACGGTGGCAGCGTGACGAATGCCAGGAGCAATGCTCCAAGCAATGCCCGAAGCATGCTGTGGTCGTCACCAAAGACCGCACCGAACGGTGGCTTTGGTGAAGCCTTAGGTGAAGGGTTCGGGGAACCCCATCGATACCCTTTGGTGCCGGCTTGATGTCAGGCTGATATCAGGGCGATAACGGTTGGGTAACGGTGTGGTAACGCGTTCGTAACGGTGGCTTAACAGTTAAGTAACGGTAGCAGCGTTAGTAGTCCGAAATCGGGACACCTGTCCCAAATCGGGACTAGCAGATGTGAGCAGATGCTAAGCACTTCCTAGGCAGGTGCTAGCACTGTGCAAGCAGGGTGCTAGCGAAACAGTGCAACGTTGCACGCTTACCGGCAACGCACGGGGACGCAGTGCAACGCGGCGTGATGGACTGTGACGCAGCGTGACGCGGGAGAGCTCGCGAATGTTCGCGAGGATTCGGGAACCCACGGGTAACCCACTGGATAAGCCAGCGGAAACCCATGGGTTTTGGTGAAACAGAGTTCCCGCCACATGGCGGTATTGGAGAGCAGATGGAAAACCAGCATCAACACATTCGCGGCTATCGCGACTTGTCGCAGGAAGAGATCTCATCGATGAACACGATCAAGGACATGGCCGAAAACATCCGCGTCGAACTTGAGGCCCTTGAGTCACTGCCCGATGTCGACAAGCGCTGGCTGGCGATCGGCAAGACGAATCTGCAGCAGGGCTTCATGGCGGTGATCCGGTCGATCGCCAAACCGACGACGTTTTGAACGAGAGAGAACTGGAATGCAGCAATACATCGGCACGAAGATCATCAACGCCAAGCCTATGACGCGCGGCGAATACAACGCATTCCGCGGTTGGACGCCGCCGGTTGGCGAAGAGCAGGACGTAGCCGGATACCTCGTCGAGTACACGGACGGTGGCAAGCCCAACACGTCGGAGTTCGCGGGCTATGTGAGTTGGTCGCCGAAAGAGCATTTCGAGGGCGCCTATCGCGAGGCGTCCGGCATGCCGTTCGGTCTGGCGATCGAGGCGCTGAAGAAGGGCAACCGCGTCGCGCGCGCTGGCTGGAACGGCAAGGGCATGTGGCTCGCGCTCAGCTGCAACGGCACACGCGAAGTACCCGCGGCGAACTTCTGGGCGCCACCGAATCGCGAATACGCCGAGGCGAACGGCGGCAACGCAACCGTGCTGCCGTCGATCACGATGAAGACAGCCACGGGCGAGATCCTCATGGGCTGGCTGGCGTCGCAGACCGACATGCTCGCCGACGACTGGCAGATCGTCGAGTGATGCGAACAACTCAAGGAGCCAGCATGAGAAAAACCCTTTTGATCTTGGCATTGGCATCGACGGCAGCATTGACCGCTTGCAATGACGCGGACGTAGCGTCGCGCAACATCTCGAAGGCGGCTGATAACTTCGAAGTCAATCGACGCATCGTGTTCTACAACGGCATCACCGGCGATTACATGCTTAGCATCGAGGGGCTTTGCTCCCTTGGCAACGCCGATAAGAGCCGCGAACTTTCCGTGACATGCAAGATCGGCCCGAGCACCTTCAAAAAACACTTCCTCGGTCTATCGGACAACGTGACTTACTTCGTCGAGCAGGTAGATGGTGCCGACGTGAGCGCGTATCACTATCGGGTGATTTTCAAGCCGTCCGTGATCGTTCCGGACATTCAGATCAAGTGAGCGAACAACTGGAGACGCCGGTATGAGACTTTGGATAGACACCGAATTCAACGAGTTCAAGGGCGAACTCATCTCAATGGCGCTGGTGGACGAGCAGGGCGTCTTTTTCTACGAGGTGTTGCTATGCGAGAAGCCGGGCCCATGGGTCGCCCAGCATGTGATGCCAATCCTCGAAAAGAAGCCGATCCGCCTGGGTCAGTTTCAGGTCCGACTGATGGCGTTCCTGAGCCACTACGACACAGTGCATTTGGTCGCTGATTGGCCGGAAGACATCAAGCATTTCTGCAACGCGCTGATCACTGGCCCGGGCGAGCGCATCAATACGCCGCCGCTGACGATGGAAATCCGGCGCGATCTTGACTGCATCTCGCATCTGCCACACAACGCGCTGGCCGACGCATTCGCAATCCGCGCCAAGCACCTCGAACTTGAGTCAGCATGACGCCCGCCGGAGCCCGCGCCGTTGCCGCGCCAGACTCGTGGCCGTGGCCGATGTCTCAGGCTGCGGCAGGTTGGGTCGAGTTTTCCGTGGGCGCGGGCATGCAAGCATCGGTGCCCGAAACGCCCGTCCAGCAAGGTTCCCACGTGGGCGCGGCGGCGGGCACCGAGTTCGGCGGACAGGGCAGCATATCAATGCAGTGCTGGAAATAATCACTGACAACCGAAGGAGAGAACGAAATGAGGCGAATCGCACCAGGAATCATCTGCGTCGGGTTGGCGGCTGTGGGCGCATACCTCGAAATCAATCATCAGAGCGCCACGTGGTTGTGGATTGGCTCAGTCGTCGCGTTCTTTTGTGCATAAATCCGGCGCACGATGGCTTTCAACGGGGAATGAGCATGGAAACCGCATTAACAGCAATCGCAATCGTCGCCGCACTGCTCATCATCGGCCTCATAGCCTGGTTCGCAGTCTCAGCGGCGCGCAATAACAACGGATAACCATCATGAAATTCTGCAAGGACTGCGATCACCACACACCGGGCTTCGTTGGTGACGGCGGATCGCTGTTGCCGGGCTTCGTGATGGTCTTGCCTGCGCGATGTAACGGCAATCCAGAGCCCACGATCAACCTCGTGACCGGCGAGTGCAATGCATACGCCGGCGCCTGCGTGGACGTGCGCCTCGACGGCACCAAGTGCGGCACGAGCGCCGTGTGGTTCAAGCCGTCCACGCTTGATGGTCGTCTTGCAATGTTGGAGGAAAGCGATAGTGACAGATGACATGCTGGACCGGGCTGAACGCGACATGATCGAAATTATCACGCTGATCCAGCGCGACTATCAAAAACAGATTGAGCCTTATGTGAAGCAGTTAGCAAGGCTTCGGAGTTTTCGTCCGGCGCCCCTGATCGTGATCGATGCACAGGTATGGCGAGATCTAAACATTGCAAAGGTGGCGAATGAACGACCAACAAATTGATGCATATTGCGAGCGCTGGTACATGTGGTGCGTAACGCGCCGGCTGTATGCGCCGCCGTCAAAGCTGAACATCCTGGCTCGTTTGCAGCCACGCAAGACGCCGCTGCGCGATCCGGACGGCCAATTGGATGCCGACATGTCGTTCTTCAATATGGCCATTCACGGCCTGTGCGAGGATCCGGCACACGCCGCGGAGGCTGCGTGCTTCCTCGGACTATTCTGGTACGCCGTCAACGTCAAAGCATTAGCTCGAGAGATGAACTGCGCGCGAGGCACTATCTATAACCGAGCACGCAAGTTCGCAGCCCATGCAATATCACTTAGCAAGACGCTACGGAAGATTCAAGATGCCAATAGTATGCCGAAGTGTTCAAGTTTCGCTGAACATAATAATGCTTTAGTGGATTGAACACTTCGTCGTAAAATTGAAGGTAATTAGGCAGTCTCCGAAATTGCCTCTGAAGCCCGCAAAGCGAAAGCCGAGCGGGCTTTTTGCTTTCACGCATGCATCGTTCTGGCTGCCGCCAGTGAGAGCCCGGCAGGGCTGTCCCAGACGTGGTAACGGTGCACTCGTGAGAGTGACAGGGTTCGACTCCCGGTGTCCGTGCTCGATGCATAAGACGCGCCCACGGTGGCAACTCTCAGCCAGTATCCCTTCGGGGCTTAAGTCTGCGCCTTAAACGCGGTGCAGCCGAATAACAACCGCCTTCGGGCGGTTTTTTCGTTTTCAGCCTGTCACGCGTAGGTCGGCTACGCAGAGCACAACCGGACAGGCTAGCCGTGTCTCCACGCGTCCACCGCGTTTGCCCCTCTAGTCGGGGCATTTTTATTTCCGCAAGCGCATGAGTGCGATAACCGGCGCAGTCTCGGACGTTCTGGAAGTCGTGGGTCTCCGCCGGCGCGCCGGAACTCTGCACGACGCGGGCCGCGGCAACCCTTAACCTTTGGAGTGAATCATGAGCGATCCGATTGCGGAAGCGGCAGAAGCATTGAACGCAGCACCGGCCATCGAGCCAGTGCAGGGTTCAGGCGTAATCGTCAACGGAGTCGAGTTGCCCGCGTCCGCTGTGAGCGGCACGACCGTTACGCTTGCCAGTGCTCCGGGTGCTGACGTGGGTATCACATCGAACGTAGTTCCGGTAACCGGCAATGTGCTGTTGAACGCCACTCCGGCATCGGAGGCTGGCACGGCCGCAGCGGGGGAGTCTCTGCAATCGTTGCCTGCTTCTATGACGAGCACTTCGCTCGCGCCCTCATCGGCTGACGTCCAGGACGCGCCCGTCGAGCCGTCGCGGGAATCACTGCTTATGCGAATGCATGCAGCAATTGACGAGTTGGAGGCGAAAATTGCGACCGGCGTTCACGTGTTCGCGCATGAAGTCGCGGCACTGCGCGAACACATCGCGAAGGTGCTTTGATGTACGGCGCGTGTGTTGGGTCGGTCGTGATGGCTGCGATCGGGCAGCGCACGCCCACTGAAGAGCAGCGCAAGGCAGCGATAGAACACATTCGGTCGACTGGCGAGTTTGAATCGCTTGATGACTTGCTGAAGCAGGCTGACGCCTACGCTCGGTCGATTGCCGCGGCTGAGTCGGATGGGAATAATGCTCCGGTCCAGTGTATGGCCGCTGAAATAACGGGACAAGCTGGCAATGGGGCGTAAGTCATCACTCACGCCCGAGCAGTGGGTCGAGATCGAGCGTCGGCACCTCGTCGATGGTGAATCAGTCAGGTCCCTTGCGAAAGAATTTAGCGTCGATGAAGCCGCGATCCGCCGAAAGATAAATCCGCAAAAGTCCGCAGACGAAAAGTCCGCGAAATCCTTGCGGGAACTGGCGGACGCGAAACTCAATGCCGACAAGGCTGTGCGTGAAATATCCGCGGAAATATCCGCGCTTCCGATTTCGCGCCAGCAGATTGTGAGTGACCTGGCTCAGAAGCTGATGAATATCAGTGGGCACTTGGCCTCGGCTGCTGAATACGGTGCTGCAACTGCCCACCGGCTATCGGGCATCGCTCACATGAAGATCGCAGAGATCGACGACGCGAAGCCTTTGGACCAGCAGAGCATCGAGACGTTGAAGGGTATCGCGGTGCTAACGAAGATGGCCAACGAGTCGAGTGAGATTGCCGTCAATCTTCTAAGCGCGAACAAAGAGACGGTGAAGGAGTTGAATAGGCCTCGCGACCCGTCGACGGAAGTCAGACGCGTTGAGTTGGTGCCGATGTATGACAACGGCTCAGATTGATCTACCGCGCAAGCTGATCCCGGTATTCGCCGGGGAAGCAGATGTGCGTGGCGCGTGGGGTGGGCGAGGAAGCGCTAAAACGCGCAGCTTCGCCAAGATGGCTGCGGTCCGTGGCTACATGTACGGGTCTGCCGGCATAACGGGGATTCTGTTGTGCGCTCGCCAGTTCATGAACTCGCTCGAGGATTCCTCACTGGAGGAATGCAAACGGGCGATTGAAGAAGAACCGTTTCTAGCCGCGTATTACGAGATCGGCGAGAAGTACATCAAAAGCCGTGACGGACGTATTTCATTCGCTTTCGCGGGCCTCGATCGCAACATAGCGTCGGTTAAGTCGAAAGGGCGGATTCTGCTGTGTTGGGTTGACGAAGCCGAGCCGGTAACTGACGTCGCCTTCACAACGCTAATTCCGACGCTGCGCGAAGAGGGCGACGACTGGAACGCCGAGTTGTGGGTGACCTGGAACCCGCGACTGAAGACTGCGGCAGTAGAAAAGCGCTTCCGGAACAGCAAAGACCCACGCGTCAAAGTTGTTGAACTGAACTGGCGTGATAACCCGAAGTTTCCGCGCAAGTTGCAACGCGATCGCGAGCGTGATCTTGACGAACGCCCTGAGCAATGCGACCACATCTGGGAAGGTGCATACGTAACGGCGCTCGAAGGCGCTTACTTCACCAAGCATCTGACCAAGGCGAAGGAAGAGGGCCGCATCGGTTTCTTCCCTGCCGATCCGTTGATGACCATTCGCCTCGTGTGCGACATCGGCGGCACAGGGGCCAGAGCGGACGCATTCACGATTTGGGCGATGCAGTTCATAGGGCGAGAGATCCGGGTCGTGAACTACTACGAAGCCGTTGGCCAGCCGATTGACGCACACCTGGCATGGTGTCGCTCGCAAGGCTATACGCCGGATCGTGCGCAGTTCTGGCTGCCGCACGATGGTTCGACGCAAGACAAGGTGTACTCGGTCTCGTATGAGTCTGCGCTTAAGGCTGCTGGCTACAAGGTAACTGTGGTGCCCAACCAGGGCAAAGGTGCCGCGGCTCAGCGAATCGAGCGAGCGCGAGTCCTGTTCCCACAGATTCGATTCGACGCAGAGGCTACTGAGGCGGGCCGCGCTGCACTTGGCTGGTATCACGAAAAGCGAGACAAAGAGCGTGGCATTGGACTTGGCCCAGAACACGATTGGGCGAGTCATGGCGCCGATGCATTCGGGCTTGGCTGCGTCATTTGGACTGAGCCGACTTCAGCGAAAACCCCTAAACCTGTTGTCCGTCGTGCGCCAGTGAGTGCCGGCGGATGGATGAGCTAAATGGCCCGCAAGCCCAAAGAAGACCCGAACGCGAAGATCGTCGCCGAGGCGAAAGAGCGCTTCGCCCGATGCGAGGAAGCCGAGAGCGAGTTTCGCAAGCGCTTCGTGGAAGACCTGCGCTTTGCGAACGGCGATTCCGATAATGGATGGCAGTGGCCGGATCAGATCCGCACCACGCGCGAGGGCGATGCGCGGCCGTGCCTGACGATCAATAAGACACGCCAGCATAACCTGCAGATCATCAACGACGCGAAGCAGAACAAGCCGAGCGTCAAGACGTTGCCGGTCGACGGCGACGCCGACATTGAGATTGCGAAGATTCTCGATGGCATCGTACGTCACATCGAATACAACTCACACGCCGAGATTGTCTATGACACGGCCACTGAGTTTGCGGTGCAGGGTGGGCTCGGATACTGGCGCGTGGTTTGCGAGTATGCGCACGATGGCTCGTTCGATCAGGAAATCTTCCTGCGCCGCGTGAAGGATCCGCTCACGATCTACCTCGACTGCGATATTCAGTCTGCCGACGGTGCCGACGCCAAGTATGCGTTCGTGTTCGAGGAAATGTCGAAGACGGAATTCGAGGCGACGTATCCGGATGAGCGGGCGCAGTCTGTTGTGTTCGGCGACGACGTCAGCGGCGATCCGTGGCTCTCGAAGGACAGGATCCGAGTTTGTGAGTACTTCCGCAAGACGACGAAGACCGACACGTTGATCAATCACCCGGTCAATGGCCCGATGATGCTGTCGGCCGTCAAGGACGAGACCGAGCGCAACCTGATCGCGAAAGACTCGAGCATCCAGAAGCGCCCGGTCAGTGAGCCGGTCGTCACGTGGTATCTGATCGCTGGTGACAAGGTCATCGATGAAAAGCCTTGGGCAGGCCGCTATATCCCCATTGTGCGCGTCGTGGGGGAGGAAATCACCATCAACGGCAAGGTCGAGCGTAAGGGCCACACGCGCAACCAGAAAGACGCGCAGCGCATGTACAACTACATGTCGTCGGCGAACGTCGAATACATCGCGCTGCAGACGAAGACGCCATATGTAGGGCCGGCGGCTGCGTTCGAAGGGTATGAGACCGAGTGGGCAAATGCCAACAAGGAAAACCTGCCGTATCTGCCGTACAACAGCCACGACGAGCAAGGCAACCAGATCGAGCGTCCGACGCGCGAGCAGCCGCCTGTGGGCGCATCTGCGTATCTGCAGGGCATGCAGACCGCGCAGCAGGAACTCATGATGTCTTCCGGCCAGTACCAGGAACAGTTCGGCCAGCAATCGAATGCGCAGGCGGGTGTCGCGATTCAGGCCCGCCAGCGGCAGGGCGACCGCGCGACGTATCACTTCATCGACAACGTTGCTCGAGCAATTCGTTACACGGGCCGCGTGCTGATCGACCTGATTCCGAAGATTTACGACACGCAGCGCGTCGTGCGCATCGTGGGCGAGGACGGCACTGAGACGTTCGCGCAGATCGACCCGAACCAGAAGCAGCCGCTGACGCAGCAGCCGCATCCGACGATCGCCGATGAGGTGCAACTGATATTCAATCCGGGCATCGGCCGTTACGACGTGACGGTAGAGGTCGGCCCGAACTATGAGACGCGCCGGCAGGAAGCGTTCAACGCGCTCACGCAGATCATGTCGCAGGATCAGGACCTGATGAAGGTAGCCGGCGATCTGCTGTTCAAGGCCGCCGACTTCCCGATGGCCGACGAGGTTGCCGAGCGCCTCCATCGCACGATCCCGCCAGAAATTCTCGGCGACGCTCCTAGTCCGCGGGAAAAGGACATGGAACAGAAGATTCAGCAGATGGGACAGATGATCGAGCAGCTTACTGGCGAACTCCAGAATGCTCGAACTGGCAAAGATATCGACGAGGTGAAGATCAAAGCCTATGACGCTGAGACGAAGCGTTTGCAGGCTCTTGGCCAGCCGCTTGACCCGGAAGTTGTCGCGCACGTGGCAACTCAGGTCGTCATGCAGATGATGCAGACGGGCTCGCCAGACGACCCCGCATCTGGCGCCCCGCCAATGGGTATGCCTCAGCAGCAACAGCAGCCGCCTACGGGCGGTTTTTTTTCGCCCGCACAACCTCAGTAGGGGAACGAAATGGCCGGCTACATCGGTGTATTGCAAGACGCGTCTAACCAGACTCCAGTAAGCACGCTTTTCATCATCCGCCAGACGCTAGCGCCCGCGGCAGTCGGCGCAAATACGACTGCGGAGCAGACGTTCACGGTGCCCGGCCTACAGGTAGGTGATTCCGTCGACATCAACAAGGCATCGCATCAGGCCGGTCTGTCGATCGGCAATGTGCGCGTCTCCGCAGCGAACACGCTTGCGATTCAATTCGTGAACACGACGGCTGGCTCGCTCACGCCTGCCACCGAGCAATACATCATCGGCGGTCAGCGCTAAGCACAGAGTTAAGCCGAGTACACAAGCTCCACGCGCGGGGCGGAGCCGCGCAACAGCTTTCCCGAAGGCCCGTTTCCAGCAATGGAGCGCGCCTTTTTGCTTTCCGTACCGGCGCGGAATCACCGGGCTCAATCCTTGGATACGTCCATGCAAACCGAAGAGAACGCAGCAGTAGAGAACGTCACGCCTACGGCCTCCACGGAACAGGCGCAACAGCCCGCATCAGAAGTGAGCACGGAACCGGGCGCCGGGCAAACCGCAGCAGCAGCCGAGACCGCCGCGAATGAAAAGCCCAAGAACGATTGGGTTCAACGACGCATCGACCAGCTCACGCGGGAGAAACACGAGGCATTGCGACGGGCAGCCGATGCAGAAGCGCGAGCAAGTCAGGGTCAACAGCCGGCCGGTGAGCAGCGAACCGACCAGCGCATGACGCCCGATGAAATCCGCGCGGAAGCAAAGCGCCTGATTCAGCAGGAAAAGTTCGACGCCGATTGCAACAAGGTGTTCGACGCCGGCAAGACCGAGTTCCCCGATTGGGATTCGTCGCTGCGCACGTTCCAGATGCTTGGCGGTGCTCCTGCCGAGTTTCTCGAAGCCGTCACGGCGATGGATGCTGGCCACAAGGTGCTTCATCACCTCGGCCAGAACCCGGAAGAAGCCGAACGCCTGCTGTCGCTGCCTCCGTTGCGCATGGCGCTTGATTTGGCCCGTCTCGAGACGAAGGTCGGCCAGGTCAAGCCACCTCCTGTATCCAACGCTCCTGCCCCGATAACCCCTGTAGGGGGTAAGTCCGCTCCTGTCGAACCCGAAGAATTCGCGTCGACGGCGGACTACATCGCGTGGAAGAAGCGCAACCGTAAATGAGGCTTTAAATGAGCAATACGCTTCTCACTCCGACCAAGATCCTCGACGAATCGTTGATGATCCTCGAGAACAACCTCGCCTTCACCGGCCGATCGAATCGCGATTACTCGAAAGAGTTCGCGGTGTCGGGCGCGAAGATTGGCGCGACGGTCAACGCGCGTAAGCCGAACCGCTTTGTCGGTACGACCGGCCCGAACCTGAACGTCGAGAACGTGAACGAAACGTCTGTGCCGATCACGCTGACGACGCAGTTCCACGTCGACTTCCAGTTCTCGTCGCAAGAACTGACGTTGATCGTCGACGAGTTCGCCGATCGCTACCTCAAGCCGGCAATGGCGACCATCGCCAACAAGATCGACTTCGACGGCCTGGCGCTGGCTGCCAACGTAGCAAACAACGTCGGCACCGTCGGGACGACGCCGAACGACATTGCGACCGTTCTCGCAGCCGGTACAGCGCTGGACAACGAAGCCACGCCGCGCGACGGTATGCGCACGGTGGTTTGGGATCCGGCTACGAACGGATCGATGGTGAAGGCTGCTGCCGGCCTCTACAACCCGGCGCGCTCGATCGGCGAGCAATACGACTCCGGCATCTTCCAGGCTTCGTCGCTCGGCTTCGACATCGGCATGGATCAGAACGTGAACACGTTCACGACTGGCACGCGCACGAACGGCACCGTGTCGGGCGCAGGCCAGACGGGTTCGTCGCTGCTCGTAACCGGTCTCGGCGCCGCAGCCACCGTCTCTAAGGGCGACACGTTCACCATCGCTGGCGTCTTCGCTGTGAACCCGCAGAACCGCCAATCGACCGGCGTGCTGCGCAAGTTCACGGTGACTGCCGCAGCGACGGCAGACGGCTCCGGCAATGCGACGCTTTCGATTTTCCCGTCGATCAACACGTCGGCCAGCAACCAGCAATACCAGACGGTCACTGCTGGCCCGGCGAACGCCGCGGCTGTCACGTGGGATGTCGCCGCATCGACACAGTACACGGCGAACCTCGCGTACCACAAGAACGCCTTCACTCTGGCAACCGCTGACCTGGAAGACGTGAGCCAGTATGGCGCGTGGGGTGGCCGCCGCGTGCACAAGGGCATCTCGATGCGTATCGCGCGCCAGTATGCGATCGGCACCGACGTCGTGCCGTGCCGTATCGACGTGCTTTACGGCTGGTCGGCTATCTACCCCGAACTGGCCTGCCGCATCGTTCGCTGATGGCTCTGTTGCAACAATGGGCCCCCGCTTCGGCGGGGGTTTTTGCTTCTGGAGGCAACGTGTACCAGGAATTCCCGATGTGGGTCACGCACGAGAGCGGCGCGACCAAAATCGTCGACAGCGAGGAAGCGCTCGCGGCGCTCGGCGGTGGTTGGACGAAGCCGGAAACAGCAACTCCGGTACCGCGCGAAAAGGCGGCTGAATTCGTCGAGTACCCCAAATGGGTCGGTGATGTTCTCGTTCAGAGCGCAGATGAAGAATCGGCGTTGCTGGGCTCCGACGACGCTGAGACCCGTGCGGCCCTGTTGCAGATAGCTGCGGAGAAGGGGGTGAAGATCGACAAGCGCTGGTCTGACGACAAGATCCGCGCCGCGCTTGAGGCAGTGCAATGACAACGGCCGTCGACCTGTTCCAACTCGCGCTAAAGGATCTCGGCGCGCTCGGTATCGGGCAGGCGATCTCCGCCGAAGATACCGCCGATGCGCTGAGCACTGTCAACATGATGCTCGATTCGTGGCAAGGCGAACGGCTGATGGTGTATCACCTGGTCGACACGGCTATTCCGTCGACGGGCGCGCAGTCTTACACGGTCGGTCTTGGCGGCAATTTCAACATTGCGCGACCGATCAAGATTGCAAGCGCATATGCGCGCTTGAATCCGGGCGCCGCAAACCCGATCGACTATCCGGTGACGATGATCGACGCGCGCGAGGACTATGCGCGCATTGCCCTTAAATCGCTTGTTTCCTTCCCGGAATATGCGTTCTACGACGCGGCGATGCCTCTTGGCAACCTGTTCTATTACCCGGTTCCGAACAGCAGCTTCGAGCTCCACATTCTGACGATGGAGCAGTTGCCGCACTTTCCGACTGCTGCAACTGTGATCGCGTTGCCTCCGGGCTATCTGGCAGCGATCCGATTCAACCTCGCTGTCTGGCTGTGCGGCATGTATCAGATTGACCCCCCGCGGTCTGTGCAGATGTTGGCGGCTAACTCAAAGCGGATTGTGAAGCGCATGAACGTGCAAATCCAAGCCATGACGATGCCGCGCGGCCTTGGCACGAAGCAGAAGTACAACGTTTATTCGGATAGGCCGTACTGATGCGCGTCCCGCTCACAACCGGTGCCTATGAGACCCGCAGCGTGATCGCCGAGGCACAGCGCAGCGTCAATCTGTACGCGGAGCAGAACCCGCAGGACGCGCCGTGTCCTTTCACCTATTACCCGACGCCGGGCCTTACGCTTGTCTCGACGCCTCCCGTAACCGGTGAATCGCGCGGCATCTATACCGCGAGCAACGGCAACCGGTATGAGGTCGTTGGTCAAAGCGTCTACCTGGTGAGTGGCAGCAATGTGTACACGCAGTTAGGCGTGCTGTCGTCACTGACCGGTCCGGTTTCGATGGTTGATAACGGAACTGATGTTTTCATAGTCGATGGGACGCCTGCTGGTTTCACGGTCAATCTGTCGTCGAATGTGATGACGCTGTGCACCGATCCCGCTTTCTATGGGGCGGATAAGGTCGATCTGGTGGACGGGTATTTCCTGTTCAATCGGCCAGGCACGTCACAGTTTTACATTTCGCTGTTCAATGGGATTACGTTCGATCCGCTCGATATTGCGTCGAAATCGACATATTCGGACAACCTGGTAACGCTGGCGGTGATGCATCGCGAGGTGTGGCTGTTCGGCGAACTGACAACTGAGGTCTGGTACAACACCGGCGCCACTGATTTCACATTCGGCCGCATGCCGGGCGTGTTCATTGAGCACGGCTGTGCAGCAAAGCATTCTGTCGCGAAGATTGACCTCGCACTGTTCTGGCTCGGCAAGGATTTGCAGGGTCAGGCTATTGTGTTCGCGGGCCGGAATTACATGGCCGAGCGCATCTCGACGCATTGCATTGAGCAGGCATTTGCCGCGTATTCGCGCATTGATGATGCGGTCGGGTTCTCGTATCAGCAGGGCGGTCACGCCTTCTATGTCCTGACGTTTCCCACGGCAAACGCTACATGGTGCTTTGACGTTGTGACGGGGCAATGGCATCAACGGGCCTATCTTGAATCAGACGGCACGCTGTCCCGGCATCGCATGAATTGCCATTCGTTCAACAACGGTCGGAACCTGGTCGGCGACTGGCAAACGGGCGCGGTCTACATGCTTGACCCGAACGCCTATACGGACAACGGCGCGACCATCGAGTGCATCCGCGCATTCCCGCACATCCTTGGAGCGGACGGAAACCGCGTTCTGTTCCGTCAGTTCATCGCTGATATGGAAGTCGGGAACGGGCTACCTGACGACTCCGCGGCGCCCGAAATCAGACTCAGATGGAGCGACGACCGCGGGCGCAGTTGGGGCAATTACATTCAGGGATCGCTCGGGAAGGTCGGCGAATACCTGACCTCGGTCCAGTATCAGCGTCTGGGCTATGCGCGCGATCGCGTATTCGAATTGTCGTGGTCTGCCCCAGTCAGGACGGCGTTGAATGGTGCATGGGTTGACGTGTCGAGGGCGCGCACGTGAGCGAGGCGACCAACGCGAATATTCCGCAGCCAAGCGCACCGTTTCTACTCGGTCGGCCCGAGCCAATCAGCCCGGTATGGTGGGCGTTCCTGCTTGCCCTGTTCCAGCGCTCAGGCGGCGGCGGTACGCCTACGCCTGGCACGCAAATCGATTACTCGCCGCTGATCGACGCGCAGGCTCCTTATCCGCTGTTCAGAACGACCGACGATGCGCCGGCCGCCGTGTCTGCACCTCAGATCATCGCGGACTCGCCACCGGATGCGGTGTCAGTTCCGTATTTCGCCACCGATCCCATCGAAGACATTTTCACGGCCGGGACAAATTTCACGCCCGGCACGACAACGACGCTAACGCTCTCGAAGGTCTACACATCGAAAGCCGCAGTGCTGGTGCACTTCGATGCATCGTTCCAGGCAACGGACCAGTACAGCGTTTCAGGAAACACAATCACCTTCACGTCTGCCATTCCGGTCGGCGTGTCAAAAGTCTATGCACGAGGTTAAGGCATGACGACGAAATATCGCGAAATGGTAGCGGCGCAGACTCTAACCGGGACTGCTGCTTCGTATTACACGACTCCCGGCGGCACGTATGGGGCAATCCACGCGGCAAGTGTGTGCAATCCGACCGGCGCTGTCGTCACGGTGAACATATACAAGGTTCCGAATGGCGGCACCGCAGGATCGCCGACGAAGATCGCGAGCAAGGCTGTCGGTGCGGGTGCGACGATTCCCGTCCCAGAAGTCATCAATCACAAACTGGAGCCCGGCACGCAGCTTTATGCCGATGGCGTTGCCTGCACGCTGAATATCAGCGGCGTCGAATACCTGCCGAGTTAAGCGTGAGACATTTTCTGCAGATCGCATCAGGTGTCGACGTGGCTCCTCTGATGGCTGCGATCGACGCTCAGCCTGAGCTATGGGACGCGCACCGCGAGCGGAAAGAGTCCGACGGTAGCCCGCATTCGCGCATGTCGGACATCTGGATTCGCTACAACGACAAGGCCCGATACAAAGATCGCGAGTCGTTCAATGCTGAACACGTTCCTGTCTGGTATCCGGCGTGGCATGCGTTGCCGCAAATGAGGCCAATCATTTTCGGGCTGATGGCTGCGGTCGAGGGCGAAATGCTCGGCGGCGTCCTGATCACTCGTATCCCGCCAGGTGGCGGCATTGCTCCACACGTTGATTGCGGATGGCACGTCGACTATTACGACAAGTTCTATGTGTCGCTGCGCAGCGCGCCGGGCGCTGAATTCTTCTGCGATCACGGCGGCGAAACAGAGGCGCTTAACCCGAAGGTCGGCGACATCTGGCGCTTCGATAACCGCAAGAATCATTGGGTCGAGAACAACAGCAAAGCGGATCGCGTGACGTTGATCGTGTGCATCAGGACGGACAAATTCAAATGATCGACCTGCATATCAAGCACTTCTTCTCAGGTCGCGAGTACGCGAAGCAGATGACGTTGCCGGCCGGCCATTATGCGGAGACGCACGAACATCAGTATGACCATATCTCGATATTGGCCGCAGGCGAGGTCATGGTCTGCATTGATGGCGTCCAGGAAAAGCACATCGGTCCGACCGCGCTTGTCATTCCCGCTGGCAAGGTGCATCGCATCGACGCCATCACCGATTCGGTGTGGTTCTGCGTGCATGCGACAGATGAAACTGACCCTGAAAAGGTCGATCAAGTTTTGATTAAGGGGTAACGCCATGCCATGGGGATTTGCAGCCGCCGCTGTCGGCTCGATTGCAGGCGCAGTGATCAGCGGAGATGCATCAAAGAGCGCCGCTAATACGCAGGCGCAAGCTGCCGAGGATGCGGCACACCTTCAGAACGATCAGTACAACAACACTCAGGCCAATCTCAAGCCGTATATGGACTTGGGCTCGAGCTACATCGATCCACTGAAGAATGCGCTGGCCAATTCGATGCTCACCCGGCAGTTCACGGCTCCGAGTACTGCTGACGCAATGTCTGCTCCGGGCTATCAGTTCACGCAACAACAAGGTCTGAAAGCGGTGCAGAACAGCGCGGCCGCACGCGGTCTCGGCGTATCCGGCGCTGCGATGAAGGGCGCGGCGAGCTATGCGACTGGCCTCGCCGATTCTACGTACAACGATGTGTTCAATCGGGCGTTGCAGACGTTCAATACGAACTACAGCAGCGCGGCAAACAACGCCAATCGGCTCGCAAACATCGTTGGCAGCGGTCAGAACGCGGCGGCCACCAACGGCTCACTCGGTGCGCAGGCGGTGGGCAATATCGGCAACACACTCACGAGCGGCGCCAATGCCATCGCATCGGGCACGATCGGTAGTGCGAATGCGCTTAGCGCTGGCCTGAATGGCGCCGGCAACAGTGCATTGACTTATGGGCTGATGACCAACAATGCCGCTGGTGCCGGGTCGACCAGTGCCGGAGTCCCAGATTGGACACCGTCTACATCTGCCGGTAATGGCATGTCATTTGGAGTGTAAGAATGCCCATCGATCCCAGCATTGCTCTGAACGCCAATCGGCCCGCGCCGACCAATCCGCTGCAGCAGGCATTGTCGGTTGCACAGTTCCGTGCGTTGAACGCAAGCGGTCAGGCGCAACAGCAGCAGCTCGCGGCGAATCGCGCGACCTCCGATGCATATCAGCAGGCCACCGATCCGACGACTGGCCAGGTAGACAACAACAAGTTGGTAGGCATTCTGTCGCAGAACCCCGATGCAGCCTATAACCTGCCGCAGGTGATTCAGGGTATCAACACGCAGAAGCAGCAACAGACCACGCTGAATTCCACGAACTTCGATCTCGCGATGAAGCAGAACGGATTTTTGAATCAGCGGCTTGGCGCGATCGACCCGGCATCGCCGACTTTCCAAGCGGATGTGATGCGCACTGCGACGGATTTCGTGCACAACTTCCAGGGTGACCCTCAGAAGGTGCAGGGGCAACTTGCCGATCTTCCGCCGCTCGGCTCCACTCCGCAACAGAACTCGATGTGGTTGCAACGGCATCTGGCGGCGATTGGAGCGGTGGGCGAGCAATTGAAGGCACTCCAACCGCAGTTTGCGCCGGTCAATACTGGACCGGCTACAGTCGCCGTAAATCAGAATCCGCTCGCGCTCGGTGGCGTCGGGGCGGTCGGTTACACGGTTCAAAACGGTCTTTCACCGTCGGATGCAGCATCGCCTGTCACGGTCAACCAAAATGGCCAGCCGACGATGATCACGAAGGAGCAATTCGCCGCAGGCGGTCAGCCAGGGCAGACGCCCGGCGCATTACCTGGCGGCGGCTTCTCCGCAGCCCCTCCGCTAGGCGCGGACAAGATCGCGGGCGACGCTGCAACGCGCTACGGCAATCTGCAACAGGCTGCGAGCCAGGCGAAGCCGCTCATGCAGACGTATGACCTTGCAGCGCAGAATCTAAAGTCGACGATCGCCGGCAAGGGCGCGAACGCGGCGCTGAACGTCCCGGCCATCCTGAACACTTTCGGAATCCAGGCTGGCTCGGATGCGGTAAAGAACAATCAGTTGCTGGTCAACTACCTGAACAGCGCTGCCGATCAGGCCGCGTCCTCGCTAGGTCTCTCTGGCAGTGATTCGCGACTCGCTGCGGCGAAGGCCGGTCAGCCGGATCCGAACAACATGAACGGGCCTGCGCTGCTCGAGTCAATCCAGCACGTCAAAGGACTCCAACAGGCCGTACTGGACCGCCAGCAGGCCACGACCAATTTTCTTGCCCAGAACGGCAACAACACGAGCACGCTTCCGCAGTTCGAAACGAAGTGGAATCAGGCATTCAATCCTGACGTCTCGTACATCCGCTCGCTGGGCGATCCGCTGGAGCAGCAGGCCGCCATGCAGAAGCTTAAGGCTGCCGGCAAACTCGGCCAGTGGACGAAGGACTATCAGGCCATGAAGGCACTCGGGGCTTTCTGATGCCAGACATTCAGGGATTCATTCAACAGTACGCGCCCGTAGCGGCGAGCGTCAGCCAGAAGATCGGTGTCGCGCCGGATGTGCTGCTCGGTCAATGGGGGCTTGAGACAGGATGGGGTAAGTCGGTCATTCCTGGCACCAACAACCTCGGCAACATCAAAGGGCCGGGAGTATCCGCGGTCGACAACCAGACCGGTTCAAATGACCAGTATCGCGCGTATGCGTCGCCTCAGGCGTTCGGCAATGACTTCGCTAGCCTCATCAGCAATAACTACAAGGGAGCCCTTGGCGCGGGTTCGGATGCGTCTGCATATGGCAAAGCGCTGAAGGCAGGCGGCTATGCCGAAGACTCTGGCTATGCGAACAAATTGGCAGGCGCTGTTGGAATGGTGAGGAAGTTCGGGGACTCGATCGCTTCCGCACTCTCAGGATCCGCTAATGCCGCTGAACTCAGTCCGCAGCAGATGAGCGGAGCACCCGTTATCTCGCCCATGGGGCAACAGATCATGCCGCAAGCAAAACCACAGGTCCCGTCCGCGTCGGCGCAGCCGGCATCGACCGGCGATCCATTGCTCGATATGGCTCAGGCTGTGCAGGGATCGGGGACTATCAACCCGGCACCCGGTGCCGCTTCTGCCAATTCGGCGGCGCGGCCGGCAGACAGCGATACGGATCCGGATGGCGGTCTCAATGTCCATGTGAGCGGCCCCGCGCGAGATCCGTTGCTCGAGATGGCGCAACAGGTGCAGGACGCGAAAGACTCGCCAAAGGCAGCCGGTCAGCCGGTGGCTCCGACGCCGGCCGCATCGTGGCCCGGCGGCGAGATTGGTCGTCAGCTTGGCCTGACTGCGCGTGCGGCAGGGCATGGCATTGCAGACACGGTCGATCTGGTTGGCGCGCCCTTGAACGCGACCATCAACACGCTGTTCGGGGCGCACCTTCACAATCCTGGCGATGCGATTCGCGCGGGAGTCGACGCCGTGACGCCCGCACCGCAAAACACGTTGGAGCGCGTCGTGAACGCTGGCGCGAGCTCGATGGCCGGCGCGGGTATCGGTGCCGGCGCCGCGGGTGCAGTTGCGAGGATTGCCGACAATCCACTGACCCAGGCGATTGCCGCGCAGATGGCCGCACATACCGGTGCGCAACTCGCGGGCGGCGCGGGCGCAGGTGCCGCATCCCAAGGCGCACAGGCAGCCGGCGCTGGCCCGCTGGTGCAGATGGGTGCGGGGCTGCTCGGCGGGCTCGCGGGTGGTGCTGCAGGCGCCGGTGTTGCCGCCAGCGCGAACAGGCTTGCCGGTGCCGTCCAGTCCGCCGTAAAGCCGGCCGCAGTTGCCGACCGCATCGAGCCGACGATCGGCGCGCAGGCGTCGCCACAGCCGGCCGCACCAGAAGCCCAAGCGCCCAATGCGTCGACGCAGGGTGCAACGCTGCGCGGGGTGGGTGCTGCGGAGGCCAATCAGAACCCTTACGCTGGCCAGCTAACTGGCGAGGAAGCGGCGCGCGGCGGAAGTTCGGCGTTCCCGCAAGTGAAGGTTGCGAAGAACGCTGGCGATGTTTCGCCCGACGAGCAGGCGGTGCGCGCGAAGATTGCGAATGAAATCCTCGGCCCAGATAACGATGCTGTGCGCACTGGGGTCGTGACCGGCAATGAAGACACGCTGCGGAGCGAGCATACATTGTCGCGCAGCTCGGACAATACGCCGGAGCAGATCGCTTTGCGCGGTCAGATCGCGCGCGAACAGCAGGCGCTATCTAACTACGCTCAGCAACGCATTGACGCGACCGGAGCAAGTCCGAACCTGACGAACAACGAGCAGCGCGGCCAGGTAATCAATGATGCGGTCCATGGCGAAGGCGGTCTCAACGAGTGGTTCCAGCAAGCAAAGCAGCAAATCTACGATCGAGCCAGGGCAGAGTCTGGCGACAACCCGATCCAGACGAGCCACGTCGACGCGCTGCTGAGCGACCCGCAATTCGTCGCTGAAGCAGAGCGCGGAGGCAATTCCCGCGTTGTGTCGGGCATTACGCAGTTGATGGATCTGGCACGCAACACCGGCTTTCGCGATCCCATCACAGGCGAAGTGACGTCGCCAGGAAGTGTGGCGGCATGGGACGCGGTCCGCAAGTCAAACAACGCAGACTGGAACGAAGCCAACGCACGAACAATCGGCGCGATCAATCGTGCAATTGATCAAGACATTGCATCGGCGGCCGGATCGGATGCGTACAAGTTGGGCGATGCCATCCACCAGGCGCAGCAGACCATCATGGGAGCTCGTGGATTCAAGCAGATCTTCGGCGATGCAGACGCTAACGGTGTGAAGTCGGGTGCCGCCGTTGAGCAGATCCCGAGCCGTTTGAACAATATGCCGATCGACCAATGGCGGCATATCTACAACACGTTCGACGACCTGTCGAAGGGGCGTATAGCGGGCGCTCCTGATGGCGCTCCACCGATTCCTCAGGAATTGCAGCAGGCAGCGCAGGCAGCAAAAAATGAAATGTCTGGTGCATTAGCACGCGAAGTCTACGAGCAGGGGGCGGGGAAGGCGGGCGTGTGGAATCAGAACAGCGTCAATAAGACGCTGAACTCCGTTGTCGGGCAGAAGATCTTGCAAACCTTCCCGCCCGATGAAGTGGAGAAGTTCCATACACTGAACTACGGTGGCCAGATCATGCCAGGCGTTCACTCGTATGAGGGCGCAGGCCTTCAGACGCAACGCCTAAGCAAAGCGAGCCTTGTCGAGAAACACGCAGGCAAGATCGGAGCGTCGCTGGGCGGCGGCCTTGGAGGTGCAGTTAGCGGCGGCGCGGCAGCTAGTGCAGGTGCTGGGGCGGGCGCATGGGCCGGCAACAAGCTTGCCGCCGGGCTCGCATCAAAGCGGCTCGAGGGCGAGGCGAATCAGCTTATCGAGGCGATGCGATCGAACTCAAAACGCGGTCGATAGGCCAGACCACATCGGCTAGCCATCTCCAAACCCATCCGCTTTCTCTGTCGTCCGTCACTGCTGCATAGATCATCAAAGGAATCCATGCCTGAGTGCAGATCACAAGCACAAGCGCTGCTGCCTGAAGTAGCCATTTAACCGTTTTCATTTGATCCCCAAGCCCTCCCCGTGAGGGCTTTTTTCATTATAGGCCGCCCCACGAGGTGGCCTTTTTGTTTTGAGGCCCACATGCAAATCCTGCCTAACGCAAAAAGTCAGTTCATCGACGCCAACGGGCTTCCACTTGCCAGCGGCACAGTTGGGTTCTATTTCCCTGGAACGCTGAACCCCAAGCCGACATATCAGGACGCGGCCGGCACTATCGCGAATACGAATCCGGTGATGCTCGATAGCCGCGGTCAGGCGCTGATCTGGGGATCGGGCGTTTATCGGCAGATCGTCAAGGATGCATCCGGCGTCACGATCTGGGATCAGGTGACGGAGGATTCAAACTCTGGCCTGATCGGCAATATCACCGATGCCAAGTTCGTCAGCGGAACGGATTTCACGCCCGGCGTTACATCAAGTCTGACGCTTCCGTTAGCTCCGGGGGCGATTGCAAACACATGGATCTATTTCGACGCTGCCTATCAGGCAGACGACCAGGTTTTGTCGCTGGTCGGAACGGCCCTGACGTTCAAGGCACCTATCCCGGTTGGCGTGCAGGAAGTGAACATCAAGATCGGGACGACCATTGCAATCGGTACGCCGAATGATGGGTCGGTTGCGGATTCGTCAGTGGCCGCAGGAAGCGCCCTGTATAACCGCATCAATCACTTCATCGATGTGACAGACCCGCGATTCGGGGCTAAATGCGATGGTGTGACGGACGATGCCGCAGCGATTCGCGCGGCTGCCGCATATGCTTCGTCCAAGGGCGGCGGCGTCGTTTTCATTCCGGCAAGTACGACCCTGGTTGCGTCGTCAATCGTCGTGCCGGCGAACGTGACGATCCGCGGCGACTCGATGTACGCAACAACGATTACGGTCCCGGCGAACGCCACAGGATTCAACGGCTACAACCCTAATGCCGTCTTCATCCTGAACAATAACAATTGCGGCATCCGCGACCTCGGCATGGACGGCAACATCGCGAACAATGCTTCGCAGGCGTTCGGCGCTGTGTCCAACACCGTTGCGGTATCCGGCGTGTTCGTCGAAAACTGCTATATCCGCAACTTCATCTATAACGGGATCATTCTCAATCCCGCTACCGGCTCTGTCTCGAATTTTCGTATCAATCGGAATCGTCTGGAAAACATTGGGTGGGGCGCAATTACGGCGTATTGCTCGACCAATGGACAGATTGATGAGAACTCGATCATTAGCTGCGGATCAAGTGCAATCCAGACCGGCTACAACTCCAACACGAGCAATTTCACGGTTGCGCAGTATGTTTCGATCGAGGGCAACTATGTGAATCGCGCCGTTCCGCCGACGCACGTTGTCAGCAATGCGGCCGAGAACGGATTCATGATCGTGGTGGGTGCTGGCGATCAGTACATCACAGTTGCCGAAAATATCTGTTTCGACAATCGCAACGCAAAGCAGGACGGCATCGGTCTAGGCCAGGATGGTACGCGGGTCAACGAAGGTCTCGTTTTTGATTCGAACGTTGTGATCTATGCCGGTCTCTTTGGCATTGATGTCAGCTCGAACCACATCGTCAGCAACAACTACATCCGCTTTGCCGCTCAGCAGGGCATCAAGCTTGGAACTGACGTTGGCGGCAACCTGGTGAACGCTACGGTGGTGGATAACATCATCGACTCGTGCAACCTGGCAGGCACTGGTTCGCAAGATGGAATTTGGGTAGACGCAACGCTGACTGGATCACTCCCGACCGCTCTGTACGAAAACATCAAGATCAATGGCAATCGTGTTGTTGATTTCAATTCTCCAGCGAATACCTTGTTCGGTTTAAATATCGGATTCCGTAACAATCTGACGTTCCTGAACTGCGAGTTCAACAACAACGACTGGACGCAGCTAGCAGGTGCCAACGGGAATGCCTTTCAGGTCTCCGGCCCCGGCGCGAATTATGTCGGATGGTCGTACAAGGGCAATAAGCACCCAACTGCACTTCCCGCCATCAGCGGTGCAACGCCGCTTGTCATGGGTCTTGACTCCGCAACGATCATTAATGGAGGGGCGACCAACGTTTCATATCTTGTCGGTGGCTTCGATGGTCAGGAGTTGGCTATTCAGTCTGGCAATGGGAATACGACCTACGTCGTCGGCTCCGGGATTCTCATACATAACACCGTAAATCAACCCGCAGCGGCTTCTTCGATCTACAAGTTTTTCAGATATGCCAATAACTGGTATCTGAACCAGTTCTTCACGCCATAAACGGGGTAAGCATGAATAAAGAAGCGATAGCAGCAAGCGCCAATGGGGTGACGAGCGCGGCCGGAATTACGAGTTCATGGTGGCTGTGGCTAACCGATCCCAATTCCGCGCATGTAGTCACGGTGCTTACCGTACTCCTGATTCTGTCGCAACTCATCTGGGGATGGCGCAAATTTTTCAAGGAGCGGTCATGAGTGCTTTTGATGACGCTTTCTCGGCGCTTCTCGGAAACGAAGGCGGATACGTTGACAATCCGGCCGATCCTGGCGGCGCAACGCGCTGGGGCGTGACTGAACGTGTTGCGCGCGCATGGGGTTATACGGGCGACATGAAAGACCTTCCCATCGAGACTGCCAAAGCCATCGCGAAAAAGAATTATTGGGATGCGTACCAGTGCGACCAGTTCGACCCGCGCATAGGCTTTCAGGTGTTCGATGCTGCATACAACGGCGGGAAACCCGCGCAGTGGTTGCAGCAGGCGGCCGGCGTCACTGCTGACGGCGTGATCGGGTCTATCACTGTGGCCGCGGTGCGGGCAGCAGACCCTATGAAGATCATCATGCGCTTCGCTGCTTATCGCCTCCAGTATCTCGGCAACCTTTCCACCTGGCCTCAATTCGGTCATGGCTGGTCGAACCGTATCGCTAACAACCTGATTCGAGGTGCGTCATGAGCGCATGGGATTCAGCACTGAACGTCGTCAAGACTCTCGCCCCAACGATAGCTACTGCGTTGGGAGGCCCGCTGGCTGGCGGGGCTGTCGTGGCTTTAGAAAGCGTATTCGGCATCACGCCAAAGCCCGATGCATCGACCGACGATCGTCAGGCGTCACTCGCCGCAGCGATCAGTGGTGCGACGCCCGAGCAGCTCGCGGCTATGAGGGCAAAAGATCAGGACTACGCGCTCGCAATGGCGCAGGCAGGGTTCAAGAACACAGAGACGCTTGCTTCTCTGGCAGTTCAGGACCGCGCCAGCGCGCGCGCCATGCAGATCAGCACCAAGAGCATGACCGCGCCGTTCCTTGCTGTGTTCGTGACACTCGGCTTCTTCGGCTGCCTCGGGCTGATGATGTTCTATCCGATCCAGAAGGAGGCGCATGACGCGCTCATGCTGATGCTCGGCGCGCTAGGTGCATCGTGGTCTGCGGTCGTCGCTTACTACTTCGGCAGCAGCCAGTCGAGCGATCGCAAGACGGAGTTGCTCGCTCAATCCACGCCGGGAGCGCCTCAATGAACCTGCTTCTTCGCTACCTGATGAACTGGCTGATCCTGCTAGACCAGGCGCTCAACACGCTCGCGGCTGGTTCGCCAAACGAAACGATCAGTGAACGCGCGGCAAAGGCGCGCAACGCCGGCCGCCGATGGGGATGCGTCCTCTGCAAGGCGTTGAACTGGATCAACCGCGGCCACTGCGACAAGGCTCTCACATCAACTATCGGCGACGACGCCGTAATTCCTGACGGTAAATGACCATGAAAAGAATCCTCATCGCTATCGCGCTGGCATGCGCTGCTGTTTCCTCATTCGGAGCCACGCTCAACCCGGTGCAGTTGCTCAATCCCGCCGGGTCGAGTTCAGGTCAGGCGATCATTTCGACAGGGGCATCGACCGCGCCCGCGTGGGGGAATGTACCGGTCGCGAACGTGACCGGTGCTGCGGCGCTGACAGGGGCAGTTTTCACGGGCAACGTTGCATTGTCATACCCGTCGGCGGCGACTCAACGCGCTTTTATTTGGCTAAACAACAGCTCACCCCGGTGGTTCATTCAGAACGATGGGGCCGCGGAAAGCGGATCCAATGCTGGCAGCAACTTGACGGTTTCAAGTTTCAGCGACAGCGGGTCTTTCATCGGTAATCCTTTTACGATAACGCGCTCTACGGGCGCTGTCACGTTGACGAACTCGGGGACGGCCGGGAGCTCGCTCGCAATCAACGCGAGCGGCAATACCGGGTCTGGTGCACAGATATTTTTGAGCGGCAACGGGGCTACCACGCCGAATAAATATATTCGGGCGTTCAATGGTGCATTTCAGATCGTCAACAGCGCGAACAGCGCCACACCGATGTCGATGGACGACGCCGGCAACATGACGTTGACCGGAACGCTGACCGCCACCGGCATCGCGGGTAACACGACCGGAACGGCCGCTTCTGCTGGCACGATCGGCGAAGTGCCGAGCGCGACGTTCTCGTCGGTCAGTATGACGACGACCACGGTGCAGAACCTGACGAGCATCAACCTGACAGCTGGTGTTTATCTGGTATGGGGATCGGCGACTTACACGGTGGGAACGGGCGCTACCATGAACATCTGGCTGGCCGGTGTAAGCCAGACAACGGGGGCGCTCCCCGCTTTGGGCACCTACTTCCAAAGTAACGGTTCGATCACCGCGACGGGCGCGGCTACGGCCAATGCGCCGATGTACCTGTTGGCATTGTCGTCCGCGAAGACCATTTACCTGACGGGCGAGGCGGTCTTCAGCGGAGGTGCGGTGACTGCGACAGGTTTCCTGGCGGCACTGCGGATTCATTAACGAGTAGCTCACGCGGACGGCGGTGCATGAACGGTTGCTCGATGAGCCGGTGCGCCGCCTCTGCCAATACCAACGTCGCGGTCGCGAAAATCAAGAACGAGACGACCGGGCGTTCGGCGAACCATCCATGCCTGAGCATGGTCCGCACGACGCTGCCGTGGCACAAGTACAGGGCGTAGCTCCTGGTGCTGAACCAGCCGATAACCCTCGATTCCCCGCCGGCCTCAAGGTGCTTCCATGACTGGAAATACGCCCAAACGACAATAGCCGCGAAGGATGCCGAGGCGAGCGAGAAAGAGAAGGTTCGCAGGAAGAAAACGCCGACGTCAATCCTGCCCATCAGTATCTCGATGGTTACGAACACGCCGGCCGCGCCCGCAAGGCCGATCACGTTCTTCCAGTAGCGCATGCCGGCCGGAAACGTCCTGACGGCCCATATAGCCAGAATCCCAAAGGCTATCGCGTCCAGCCTCAGCGCGACAATGCGGCGCACATACAGGTCAAAGTCCGCAGCCGGATCGTAGAACCATACGCGCAGCGCGAGCGGAACGACGATGAGCGTCAAGGCGATAACCAGAATGCGCGCACGCGCCGGCACGCCGACGAGCACCGCGAACATGGCCGGGAAGATCAAATAGAACCACTCTTCGATGGCCAGCGACCAGCTCTCGTGATACCACTGAGCCAGCATTGGCCACGCGAGGTTTTGCAGGAACAAAAGGTAAGCGAGGCACTTCGCGGACCAGACCTTATCTAGCGTGAGCCCGTAGATGGTGACGAACGCCGAAGCTACGAAAAAGACGTAGTAGAGCGGCAGGGTTCGCATCCACCGGCGCACGTAGAAATTCAAGGTGACACGCCAGGAGAAGCCCCGTTCGAAGTCGCGCAGGATAATGCCGCCGATCAGGAATCCGCTCAGCGCGAAGAAGATCTCGACGCCGAGATCACCTGTGACGTAGATCAGCTGCGGCACGTCCTTGATAGCGAACGCAGAGTAGTGCACGGCGAGCACCGGCAGGATGGCGAACATGCGCACCACATCCAGCCCGAAGTTTCTGTTTTTCATTTGCTCTTTCCTTGGCGCCACCAGTCCCATTCGCTCCATACCCACAGGAGGATGCCGGCGCCGCTCAGCATCCACGTTTCCGGCGCGAGTTGCTTGCCTGACAGCATCCAAAGGATGGAGGCGACGGACACTGCGCCTGCTGCCCGAACAAGGGTCTGGATCTGGGGGTCTGGCTTGCTCATAGTCTGCGTGTTCCAGGATGGGGCGCAGTCTACCGCAATTCGTCCGCCGATCTCCTGATGTTAAGGGCGATCTCTGACGCGAGCCAACAGACGTTCTCGAGGTAAGTAGATGGGAAACCATCCGGCGTGCGTGCGGCATGCATTATTGTGACCAGCAATGCCTCAAGCTGGACCGAGTTCGTGTTGATGCTGTCGACGGCCGCGATCGTCCTGCGGGCTGCGCCAGTTGCACCTTCGTTTATGTCCATGCGTCCTCCTTTGGTTCGGCATGGAGGCATTCTACGGGCGTAGTGTGTTTAACAATCCGGCGAAGAAGGGGCTTTTGAGGTGGCAATTGTACGGCTTTAACGGCGATGGTAGCGCCCTATTTGCCGCCCGCATAGAATCGCCGGCATGGCCGACGATCCGATCCTGAAGACATCATTCCGAATCCCTCGAAGCGTTCACGCTGAGGTGGAGCGCGCTGCTGAGAAGGCTGGGTTGACGGTAAATGGCGAGGTGGTCTACCGACTGCAGCATGATCCGCGAGCGGAGAGCGGTCCGGCGATCCTCGCGCAGATCGAAGCCAGAGATACGGCGATCATCGACGGCCTCAGAAAGCAAATCGCCGCGCTATGGGGCGCGCTCGACCGCGCCAACGTCACGCTCGAACACGTCGCCGCCGCCATGACTCAAGTATCACCAGACAGTGCCGCAGCGACCCTCAAGAGGGAGGTCGAGTTCGCCCGGGAATTGATCAATGCGTTGAGTGCACATCGTTGAAGCGCCCGGCGCTCCTCCCCCCAACTCGATCGAGGATCACAAATGAGTGATTTCAGCGCAGGATTGGACAGGGCAGAGGCCGCGATAAAAGAGATGGTGCCCGTTGTCGTGCGTCGTCACCGTGCGGCCAGCGTTTTGACGTGGCGCCTACTGCATCAGATTGAATCGGAGGTGTTAGCCGAGGTCGCATCAACCGGCCAGCACAACCGGCAACTGCTCGGCATGTTGCGCAGCTCGGGTCTTATGGAGTACCCGAATGACGACACGGAGGTCTCGCTTACAGGCCATGAGGTAGTGCCTGTAGTGTTTAGCGAAGTCGTTGAGGCCTGGGGACGGGTCGATTGA